AATTCTGTAATATATCTCTTGATTTCTTGCATATTGTAAGCCATAACTTCGTAATCAGGGATTGTCATAGCTAGAAAAACCAACTCACCTTCTTGCTCTTCTATAAAAGCTAATTGTTCTTTGTAGTTTTCAGGTGTCACTACAATCCACATTGGTTCTTGTAAATCAATCTCTCTAGGCATGATAGGTTGTACTATCTTCCTTTCTATTGGCTTTGCTGATACTTCTATTTGTTTAGTCGGTATCAGACTGCAATTGGAGACCATTATCAAGATCATCAACATCACTGCTGATCTGCTCAATGTTTTCCATGATATGCTTCGTTCCATTATTTATTTTCCTTTGCATTTCTACTGGGTCTGCCAGTATTTTTGCAGATAGTTCATAGTTTTGTATAAATTGTGTATATCTATTGAGTTCCCTTTGTGCAGCTTGGCTTTTTAAAGATAATTCGTTCATTTGTTGTGTTTGCAGTTCAAAATCAGCTTGTATAGACTTGATTGCTTCTTCTTGTTCTGCTATTGCACCTTCTAAAGCTTTATTATTTGATTTTAATGTTATATTTTCTTGATAAAGGTAATAACCACCAAAACTAAGCACTAAAATTATACCAATTAAGATTTGTTGCATTAGATGTCCTCAATTATGTAATTTAAACCTGATGCACTTCTATATTCAATCAATCTATTGTTCTCATCACGAAATTTAAGATGTTTTTCTTTTTGCACTAAGATTTTTTTAGAAATATATGATTTATCATCTGAATCACCATATTCTTTGTTGAAAGATACTGTAATTTTATATCTTGTGGTAAATAGACTAATAATCCAGTCAATTACCTTTTTTAATTCCATGTGTACACCTGTAACTTGTCTTTTTTACCTTTAGCTTCTATAGGTTCTAATGGTATTAGATCAAATTCTAATGCATTTTGTGTACTTTCGCCAATTAAAAGGTCAACACCAGCACCTTTAGTGCCTGATTCTAGTCTAGCAGCTACATTAACTGCATCACCTATAGCTGTATAGCAAAACTTTGAGTCACTACCATGATTACCTACAACGCTATAGCCACTATTGATACCTATACCTATTTGAATTTCATCAAAACCTTCTTTTTTAAGTTCATTATTAACTTGTTTCATATTATTTAGAATATCCATAGCACAAATTAGTGCTTTTTCTTCATGTTTTTTTATTTCTATAGGTGCAGAAAAAATACCAAAAGCTGCATCACCGATATAGCTTGAAATCATGCCTTCGTGTTTAAGAATACAGTTTGTTTGCATAGTTAAACACTTGTTCATTATATGTGTCACATCTTCAGGGTTCATTGACTCTGATAATTTTGTAAAATTTCTTAAATCAGTGAATAAATAGGTACAATAACGCTTCTCACCACCTAGTTTTAGCAATTCAGGGTTATCTTGTAGTCTTTTAACTTGTCTTGGGTCTAAATAATGCTCAAATTGTTTCTTTATTTGTTGTCTAAGCTTGTATTGTTCTCTAAATCTTACATAAAAAGCAGTAGAACCAGCTATAAATTGTGAAATCAAAGACCATGTTACATCTATTAGTAAACTTTTTTGTATAAGATAATAACCAAGAAAGCCTGTAGAACTCATTAAACCTAATCCTAAGACGATTCCCCATGTTATACCTAATCGTATCAATAGAAGCCATATAAGGCTTACTGAAAGCAAAAATAAAGCTATTTCAACTGCCAATGCATAATCAGGTATATATGGACTGTCTTGGATCAAGATTGATTCTGCTAATGCAGCTTGTATTTTATGTGGTTCTAACAATCCAACTGGTGTTGCAATCTGTGGCATCACACCATTAGCTGTCACACCAACTATCACGAACTTGCCATTGACTTCCATTTCTTGTAAATCTGTTTGAGGAGTATCAACCCAACTAATCCATTTTCTACCGAGACTATCTGTTTTGACTGGTGGTATTCCTCGTATTGATATTTCCTCTATACCATTATCATTAGTTTTTATAATGTAAGTCCTAATGTTGAAAAGTGCCTTATATATTTGTGTGCCAAAGCTAGGTATCCATTCATTATCAGGTGTTTTAACTAATAAAGGTATTCTTCTTACGAGTTGATCTATATCTGTGGGTGCAATAGCTAAACCCTGTAGCGTATGATTGGATAAGAGAGAAAGGTTCTGCTTCACACCCAAACTGATTATACCACCATTATCTTCACCTTTTACAACTGTTCCAGTAGCTTTTGGATAGTTACCTTTACCATCTTCAAACATAGCAATAACAGATGGTGCATAACCTAAAGACCTACCAAATTCTATGTCACCACCAAATCTATCAGCTTGTGGAAAAGATATAGCATATCCAACACCTAAAGCACCCTCACCTAATATATCTAATGTAATCTCTGCTAGTCTTTGTCTTGGTAATGGATAACCACCCTCTCTTTCTACATCTTCTTCAGTGATATTTAATATTACAAAGTTACCTGATGGTTCGTACTCTTTTACAAATTTATCAAAGGTTCTTAGTTTTATTAATTCAGTTGGTGTGCTTTTAAATATAAGTGGCAGTGATAATACAAACAGCAAAGGTATAAATAATTTATATTTCATGATTCTTGCCTGATTGTAATTACATTACTGCTACCACCATTAATTCTTACAACACGAGATACACCATTTTGTACGATTATTACTGTGTATGATCCATCAGTACCAAGATCAAGCTGTACATTTGCTTGATTTGATATTCTTTGCATTTTTACAATTTCACCTTGAACAAGTGTAATAATACCTGTTTCTGTATCTTGACCAACTTTTGTGCCACTTATATTTAATGCAGATGCAAGTTGTAATTGATCTTCTTCTTCTTTTACTGCTAAAGCATCTAAAACATCTAATACATCTTCAAGAAAATTACCATCTGCAAGATAATCTATATCTAATTCTGTAAATTCTAAATCATCATCTTTTAAGAAATCCTCTGATAGAGGATCATAGTCAAGACCATTAAAATCAAGAATGCTGTCTGATGCATTTGTATAAACAACTTCTTCCATAATTTCTTTTTCTTCAGGTGGTGTAACAATCAGTAAATTATCAATGTCAGTCAAAGATAAATCTAATATTGCAGGTTTACTTGGTGCTGATTCAAACACACTTACTGTTGTAGCTTCAAATGGTTTATTGAGTATGACACTTCCTGTACCTGTTACCACCTCTATCTCGCCACTAGATAGACCTAGTGCATCAGGAAGCAATATAATTAAACTTCTACCTAATTCATCAACTGTAGCTGTAAAATCTGTGCCACGAATAGCTATGTTTGCTGTAGGAGTTTTGAGTTTGATGTTTTGTTTATCAATGCGATTAAGATTGCCTGTAATAAATCTTGTCGTACCAAGTGCAAAGGTAAGAGCCATTTTGGACTTACTTGGATCAGGATCATATATGTATTCGTCAATCAGCAATTGACTATGTTCTGTAAGCTTTACAGTTGATTCATCAAGAAACTTAATAGCCATACGACCATTGGTTGTTATGGCTTCGTCATTAGTTTGAATACCTAATTTTAATTCAGCAGTGTTTACTTCTGCATCTCTAACAATTTGTGCTAGACCATTTAGTTCAGATATATCCCCAATATCAGCAGGAAGTGGTTGTGCCATTAGCATCATTTTGAATGATGCAAACAGTACCATTGTTGCCATTTGATATAATTTTAAGCCAGTCATTATCTAATGTACTTGATTGTGTAATATTAAATGTTCTTGAACCACCTGTATGATCTAAATAAAAATACCCACCTTGATAACCACTACCTGAAAAATTGATGGTATTATCAGAACCATCTATGTCCATATAATTTGTACCTAAATCATAATTAACACTTGATGTTACTGTATTATTAGAACCATTAATAATCCAATCTAAATCTAATGTAGATGCTATTGCACTTGTTGCTTGATTAAAAGTAAATGTGTTTGAACCACCTGTAACTTGTACATTTACATCAGAAGTATCTGCACTGTAAGTATTTGTTGGGTCAGTTTGCATAGTAAATGTGTTGCCTGTACCAGTAAATTCAAAAAAGCCAGTATAAGAATCTGCTGTTATATCACCAAGAAACTTATTTGTAGAACCTATTTGATTTATGTCTAAAGTCATTGAGTCACCTCTAAGACCTAAAGCTGTTAAAGTTCCAGCAACAGAATTAAGACCACCAATAATATTCCCACTACCAGCAATTTGTTCTAAATCTACAGAAGAACTATTTCCTGCAGCTTGACTTACATAGATTTCGTTGTCCGATGCGACTGCAACAAAACTGATAAAAAACAACGAATATAAAAAATATTTATTCATATTTCCAATACCCTCGTTGATAACCAATATTTACTATATCTAATAATGCACTTTCTATTGCCTTTTGTAAAGCAATTGTGCCACTCTCGTTCTCTGCTCTACCCATTTCTATTTCTATTAACTCTGTACCAGCTTCAATAAATCTAAAAACATCTTGTGCAGAGCCATGACTGTAGATTGTTTTTGTTTTTGTTTTTTCTACAAGTATTTCACCTGTATTCACACTTATCATTCTTAATGATATTGTTACATTATCTGTTCTATATATTTCTGATGTACCAATACCTAAATATCTTGCACCCATACCACCTGAAGTAAGATTAGTTTCATAAGAAACTATTGCACCTTGCATCAATACACCTGCAAAAAGCAAAGGCATAAGAGATGAATCAATTTTGTTTCCATCTTCATCAACTAATTGTTCTCTTGTGCTTCTTATAAGTTGTCTTTCTTTTGTAAGATTATCAAGACCTACTCTTTCTACTACAATCCAAAAATCACCTTCTGCTGTTTCTTTAAGTGCTTTTATCAACAGGTTTTCAGGTGCTTGTGTTAAAGCTGTGGAAAACAATGCAAACTCGCTGTTGCTTTTTCTTTGTCCTGTTTGATCTGTAAAAGAGTTGCCATAGACAGCAACTACTGGTTTTATAGTAGGTTTTTGTACGCTTCTAAGTGCTTCACTAGATAGTAAATCTTGTGGTTTATCTAAATCCTTACTTGGAAATCTAGCGTTATAAGTATCGTCTGATATGTCTAATAAACTGCAAGAACTAAAAACTAAAGTCACCAAGAGGTAGCTGTATGATTGTTTCATTACCATCTGCATCTACGACTGTTAGTGTTATCATTCCATCTTCAATTTTGTAGGATATTATATTACCCTCTAATTCAAATGTTCCTTCTGTTGATTGACTCTCGCCAAACATATTATTGACAATTTGTTGTGCTATTTTTGCATATATACGACTTTCTAAACTACGAATAAATCTAGCAAGTGTTGTGTTTTCTTTGTCTCTTTTTATTTGATCTTGCAGTGCCTTTAGTTCTTCTTTGATAGTCATTTCACGAGTGTGCGTTTGTGAATCTATAGTTAGATAATGTGAACTTGTGCCAACACCATTAAATGAAGGTGATTTGAATTTAAAAGTTATAGTGTCGGCATTAAGATTGATAGCAATTATTCCAAGAATTAACATTGCACCCATAACAAATGCACCCCAAGTAATTCTAAGTCTTTCTATTTCTCTTTCTTGTATTTCCTTTTTTGTTTTCTTCTTCTTTGCCATCATCTAATACCTCTTTGTTTTTGTTTTTCAAAACAGTATTAACCTTTGTTTGTAATCGTATCATATCTTGGTCTAGTAAGCGAAGTTGGTCAGTAAGCCTTATGATTGTTGTTTTCATTTCCATGACTGCTGGATCAATCACTTTGTTGATAGTTTGCCAAACATAATATACAAAATATCCAAGACCTACGACCATTACAACAGGAAATCCAAAGTCTGCTATTAGTTGTGCAACACTAATCTCTTCTTGCATCTATCTTGCCATCTTCTACGAAGTTCTCTGCTCTTGCTATCCTATCTAGGTCAGGTGGTAAATTCAATGCACTTGAAACGCTTGTATCAATTCTTATGATGTCGTTATTCATTATTGATGCTCTTGTAATCAACATTTTCGTAATGGCTTGTGTTGTTTTGATTTCATCAACCAAACCTTCCATAAGTTGTTTCATCACAAGAAATATAAAATAAGCCATCACTAATGCACCTGCTATTGGTACACCAACCTCTGCTATGAGGTTAAAGACTTCCATTACTTATCTTCGCCTTTGAAACTCTTAGATGCTCCTGAAGTACCTGCATAAAGTCCAAACCATGCAGCACCTGCACCCACAACTACAGATATAAGACCTGATTGTTCAAAGTTTGGTTCTTCTAAACCCATAAACCACATAACTGTTGTGTATAAAAGTATAATATATACAGTCAAAAATGCTCTTGGAAAGATACGCCATGAATCTACAGCTTGTGCTAAATGTATCCATTTTTGATGTGGATTTACATTTTTAACATCTTCTAGTTCTCTGATCTTATCTTTGAGTTCACCGATCTCTTGTATCATAGCCATGAACTTATTTAAGTCCATTTCTACTTCGTTTCTATCCATGTCGCCACCAAAACGACCACTACCCATATTATCCATAATACCTCCTATGTTGGTTCTGTTGGAAAATTAACATCTGATCTAGCAGATGCACTTGAATTATTTGAGGGAACATCTCTTAAAGCTTGTCTATAAGTTGCCCACTCTGTTTTTTTTGAATCAGATAAAGCAGTGTCAGGTAATTGTGTCCAGTCTGAAGCTGACAATAAAGCATTTCTTTCTGATCTTACAGCATTCCAAAAATCAACAGTTTGTGAGACTGCTTTACCACCTATTATCTTATACTTATCAATTCCATAGTTACCTTCTATGATTGATTCATCAGACTCTATTATTATTTGTGCTAATTCTGAATTAGTAATGCCACCACCAACTATGTCACCTGATGATGTTTTGTAAATTGTATATTCTTTTATTGCCATTATTGTGTGTTATCTATAAATACATAAAGTGATAGATAAGTACTTCTGTGCTTTGTCACAAATCTTACACGCCAATTTACAGTCGTTGCATTACTTGCTAATCCTGTAATAGTTCCATTATACACAAAAACATAGGTTCTAAATGTTCCAGCGTCCATGTCAATATCTTGTATGCCACCTGCTGCTTGTGCATAAGTTGTGCCACCATCAACAGAATATTCTACAAATATGCCTGTGTTATCACCAAGTACACCAGTAAAAATTGCTTGATATTGTGCATTGTTTCTTACATTTGATATTGCTAATGGCAAAAAATTACCTGTGGTTGATGTCTGTGTTGTAAAATCTGTTGATCCTCTTTGAAAAGCACTACCAAATACAGCTAATGGTACTGTAGCACCTGTATGTGAAATTATGTCAGCACTTACATTTGCAAAGTGTTTGACATCTAAAGTATCAACATTAATTTGTGTTCCTGTAATTGTACTGGCAGCTATCTCATTTGCAGTAATAGTATTTGCTGCAATCTTAGCTGCAGTGACAGCATTTGCATTGAGTTTATCTGTTGTAATGGCATTAGAAGCAATTTCAGTTGCAGTAATAGTACCAGCAGTAATTTTAGCAGCAGTTACAGCGTTTGCAGCAAGTTCAGAAGTAGCAATAGCACCAGCAGCAATATTTGAAGCTGTTATGGTATCTGTTGCAATTTGAGTTGCAGTTATTGTTCCTGAAGCGATTTCACTTGCTGTAATCTGATTTGCTGCTATTTTTGCAGTTGTTATGGCATCATCACTAATTTTTGTGGTTGTGATTGCACTGGCAGCTATTACATCACCTTGTATAGAATCCACTGCTATTTTTGCATTTGTTACAGCATCTTCTGCAAGTTTTACAGTTGTAATAGCACTGTCAACTATATCTCCAACATCTACATTTGTAAAATTACCTGTTGCACTACCAACAAAAGCAGAATGCACATCTGAATGATTGACAGACCTTACCCAAAAGAAATAATTTGTACCTGCTGTTAAACCATCTTGTTTACCAAAAACTACAGTAGTTTTTTTGCCATTAGCACCATAAATAGTATCTACTAAATGCGTATCATCTGTGGGTGTTGTGTCAGATGTTCTTCTATAGATTTTTGTAGCTTTGAGATCAGCACTTGTAGAATTTGTCCATGATACTACTATGTTAAATGGTTTTGCTGTTGAAGCAGTAAGACTTGTTGGTGCAGCAGGTGCATCAGTCGGTGCAGATATAGTTATGTTGACTGCACTTGTATATGCACTTGCAACGCCATTGACATCTATATGCCTTGCTTTCACATTGTATGTTTTACCTACAACAACATTTGGTAGAAGAGCCACAGAGACACCTTTTCCTACAGTGAAGTCAGATGTATAAGAACCATCAGTTGATAGCTTGTACGCTATCTCTGTAAGCGTGACCTTATCACTAGAGTTATTTGTCCAACTTGCTTTTATATCTACTTTTGTAGTTACACCATCTTTATTAGTTTGTTGTGCAAGAGATAAATTAGAGGGTGCTGTGACACTGTAATCACCTGTACCAACATCACTTCCCTCTGATTGTCCTGTTGTGTAATCATTAGTAGCAAAATCAAAGACAGACGATGCAGCTTCTTTTAAATCAAGCCTTGCAACAAAAATAGGTGAATCTTCGTCACCTTGATTTTCAACATCTATGCCTATTACTTGAAAAGCTTTTTGTGAAAAACTTAATCTTTCATTAGTCACATATACCCAATCGTTAGGTTGAAGTTGTAAAAATTTTAATGATACTCTACAAGAAATCATTGTAGATTGCCTTTCATAATTTAAAGCTATTCTTCCAAGTCGTTGAGCCATAGTAGAAGAAGTAGTAAATGGTAATTGCAATTCCATTTTCTTTACATAATTAGCAGTGCTTTCTCCTGATGGAGTATCTGCATTTAAAAAAGTTGTGCTTTGAAAAACAGGTGCATCTGCCGAGACAAAATCTAAATCTTTATCTACATAAACTGGTTTTACAGAGTTGTGTAATGATCCTGAGTTAGGTTTTGTTGTTACATTAATTGGCTCTAATAAATCATCATCAGTGATTGTCAACGATGGACTTTGAGAAGCACCTGCAAATAAATTAAATTTACCATTAACATATGACATTGATCCTGCCATACTTGATAAGACACCACCTATCACATCAGAACCACTTGCACTGAAATCAGAAAAACCATTTGCTGTATATCTTGTTTCTGTTGATGAACCATCTGCAAGTGTAACATTTTGGTCACAGGTGTTAGCTGCACTGGCAAAACCACCTGCGTTTGTTGTGTCGTTTATTTCGTCAGATTTAGCTTTCAAACCATATGTTGTATCACTTAAATAATCTCTAATGATAAGTGCAGGATTTGATCTCTGTAAATCTGTTGTTGCATTTGCATTTGTTCTTGGATCAAAAACATTTTTACCTTTAACTTTGAATGATATGGCAGGAATACCACCACCAAATTTTTCACTATCAAAAACCATTTGCATATATACATAAGAACAACCAAGAAACTTGTCATTAGTACCCATAGATGACAACTGAGCATTCATAAAACCATCAACAGCAGTTTGTGTACCATCTTGAAATGTAAAACGCATCAATCTTCCACTACCAAAATTATTATCATTGTCTGTGTTTGTGTATTCACTGTTTGTTACAGTATGAACAGTTGATCCACTAATAGTGCTTGTTGTAGTGGTTAGATCAATATCATTTGCTCTAATAGATGTAAGTTCTTCAATAGCATGACCTGAAAGAACACAAACTACATGAAGTAAAAAATTATCTGTACCTGTTGTTTCAATATGTGCAATAGTTCCACCGATTCTACATTGCCCATAAACAATTTGTCTTGGTGCAATAGAATCTCTGTTCATAAACTTAGAACCAAAGTTAGCAGTTGCAGACCTACCACCTCTGCTCATAATACTACCAACAAATGATAAAGCACTTGATATAGCAGCATTATTGAAAGCAACTCCTTTTTTACCTAAAGAAGCAAGTGCTTCCATAAATTTACTACCTTTACCTAAACTACCAAAAGCACCTATGCCTTTTGTAACCAAGAAAACTACAACAAAAGTTTTAATCGCATTTTTAATATGCTTCATGCGATTCTCCAAACATTAAGAATATTACACTCTGACAGTGGTTTTACACTTATACCATCATCTGCAGGTCCAAGAATGGCATATCCATCACAAATACCAACTAATTGTGATTCTTCTTTGAAAACAACTAAATCACCTTTTGTAATAAAATTTTTATCTACCTTGTTAAGTTTTTTTGTTTTACAAGCTTTTGTAATACTTGCATTAAGAGTACCACCATATTCTTTTATTGATTTCATAGCAGTCTCTTTGTTTTTCCATGACAAAGATTTTGGTATTAGGCTTTCACCTGTCATAGCTTTTATGATGCCATTTGAAAATTTACAACAATCCCATGAACCCCATCTAAAGGGTTTATTCTTTTTTTCATCAACAAATTTATTAAAATGTATTTCCCAGTCAACTTTTTTCTTCATCTTTGTTCTTGTTTGTTTCTTCTGATAGCATCACTTCTTGATCCACCACTACCTCCACCACCACCTGTGACAGATGATGATTTACCCCACACAATTTCTTTATCTTGAATAGATGCAATTCTGTTGAATGCTGTATCACCTGAATGTAAAAAGTTTTGTGATTCTTTTGTATATCTTAGATTTGATGGTCTATCTAAATCAATCAATCTATTTTCGGCATCAATTGCAATAGTTGCACCTTCAGGATCATCTGCAACAGTTAATGCAGTCATTCTGCCTTTGAATATTGTCACCACACCTGCAACCTCATTAGTACCACCCATTACATATCCTAAAAAAATTGTCACAAATCTATTTTGATAATTTTCAGTGAGTGCAATATTTAAAACAGTTGAGTCCATACCAGTAAGTGAAATAGATATTCCTTGTGACGACAAATCTATATTCTCTTGGGTTTCACTTATTGCAAGTAATTCACCAGCACCTGTGTATGTTTCACTGTTGATTGAAAGATCATCTGTGCCAGTCCAAACACGAACATCACCACTGTCAAATTCTGCCTTGACAGCTAAAAATAGAGCTTGTTCATCTGCACCTAAACGATTGACAATAGAACTATCTAATCCTTGTCTTGTAGCCATTTAGATTACCTCAATACACGAAAAAGATATTCCATAGTTTGATATATTATCTGCATTCCAATTAACTTCATTTGTAGTAAGTCGGAATGTACCTTTTGGATTTGTAAAAACAACATAGTGACCTGTTGCTAAATCTGATCTAAGTTTTGGTTGAATTTGTACACCATAAAAATCTTTGCCTGAATCTGTTGTTAATGTTGCATCTTCTGTCACCATAACAAGTTGTGCAGGTTTAGATGTACTAGATGCAGAAGATTGTATTTGTAGATAATCACCTTTTTTAATAGTGCCTGTTGCACTATTTGTTGATGCTAATAAATTAAGACCTGTAGCACCTTTAACATTACTTCGTACTTTGCAACTAGCAGTATTAGATTCGGTTGTTAGATCAGAATCAACGACAACTACAGTTGCACTAGTCACAGTAGTAACTTTATGTGTACCATTGTTTTCTTCATTTGTTGCACCTGTTACAACAATAAAATCACCTACTTTTGTGCTTGAAAATGTAGATGATCCTGCAGTAATAGTTGAGCCACTGAATGATAATTGCACTGATGTATTGTTAGTTCTAAGTTCTGATGTTAAAAAAGCAGTTGAATATGTACCAGTGTTTGTTAATGCATCAGGGTCTGTAAATTTAAAATGATTGATTTGACCTTTAAGATTTAGTAAAAAGCTTTGCCAGTTGACAGCTTGATCTCTACGCATTGGTGGTAAAGATACTTCAGCATTCCAAAAGACACCATCAAATTCTTGTGTTTTAGTTTTGCCTGTATATGGTGATACAGTCATACCAATAGTTCTGAATAATGAAAAATTACTTCTTACAAAATTTGGTGAAGTAGGCATATCTATTAATTTAGCCACCTTGTAAAACCCTCCTAAATTGTCCACCTCTAGCTGCAGCTTCTGAGACAGATGCTTTTGTTACATCAGCTATTTGTGGCAACATACTCATAACCTCTGCTCTCACAGTTGGCACGACACCAGTTGCAAAATTAACAGATTGATTTATTACAATTGAACTACCACCCATAGCATTCTTACTGTTCATATTATTTAAAATTCTACCACCAGTATTAGGTATAAATATTTCTGCACCTCTCTCACCAACAATTGTTGGCATACCTCTTTGTACAGTGCCACCACCTGCTGCCCTCATTGGGATTCCACCACCTGATCCACCACCTGATCCACCACCACTAACAGGTAAACCAGCATTAAATATTTGATTTAAAATTGGATTTATAACTTTAAGTTGTAAAAATATAGACAAGATTTGTGCTACTAAGTTTTGTGCAAAGTTTTTAAAACTTTCTAATGCACTTTGACCTTGTAAAAGAGAGTTTACTAAATCAGTTGAGAAAGCATTTGAAGAATTGATAACTGCTTGTTTTAATTCACCATCAAGTTCGGTTGCAAGTTTACCTGATTCCTCTACTAATTTACTAAATATTTTTTGTAATTCGGTATCACTTGTTACACCTAATGATCTAAGAGCATCTTCATTATCTTTAAAAATTTGTGTGGCTCTTTCCATACCAAAGTTTAATAAGTCAGTGTCTCCTTTTAAATCTTGTAAATGTTTTTCTACTAAACCAAATGCTCTTACCATTTTACCTGCATTTAGCATTGCTGTTTTTTCTTCTTCTGTAAGTTCTCTTCTTGATTTAGTTGCGTTTTCTAAGTTTGTATTTTGATTTATGAGTTCATCATTTAGTGCAGCAACAATAGCTGCAGATTCTTCTTCTGTAATACCAAACTGTTTTAAAACACCGATAGCTATTTTAAATTTACCAACAATAGTCATTCCTGCACCACCAGCTTCGCCTAAAGCTAAAATTAACTTTTCTTGAATATCATTTACTCCATCACTTGTTATTCCATATTTTGCTAATTCAGTTGTAATAGCTTGTATATTTTTTCTTGCAGTAGCTGCTCTTTCATTCTGCATTTCTTCAAATGTCATATCACCTGTAAGAGTAGGTGCAGCTAATGATATTCCTAATCCTTCACCTCTTATGGCAGCTAATGAAACTGCAACAGCATTTGCTGCACTTGCAGCTTTATCAACAAAAAATCTAAAAAAGTCTCCTACACCACTTTCAAATATTTCATTACCTAATGACTTAAATGCGATTTGCATATTGGAAATAGCAACAGATAAGTTATCCATTTTGTTCACCATTGCACCACCAAATTGTTTTTCTAAAACATTCGTGAGTGATTCAACGATAATTTTTGCACCACCTGCTGTTTGACCAAAATCTGTAAGTTCTAATCTTGATAAACCTAGTTCATCTTTTAATCCTTTAAATACATCAATACCTCTATCAGCTAACATATTTAATTCTTGCAAACCTAAAGCACCAGCTTCTGCTCTTTGCACAACTCTAATAAGTGCTTCAAAAGCACCTCTTTGATCTACTGCAACAGATGCTGTATCAGCAAACACCTGCATCATTCTTGATGTTGGTTCTATACCTACAGAACCCAAAGAAATAAACGCTTTAGTAACTGTATCAATTTGAAAAGGTGTGGTTTGAGCAAATCTTAAAATTCTTGTAAATTGTTTATCTCCAGCTTCAACAGAGCCAAAAACAGTATCAAGTGAATCTTTTAAATCTTCAAACTCCATACCTGACTGAGCAGCAAACTTTCCTAATTTAACAAGTCCAAGACCAACAGCAGCTATTCCAGCAGCACCTGCAAGTTTTCCCATACTTGCTGTCAAAGCACCTGTAGCACCACCTAAAGCACCAAAAGCTGCACCACCAACTGCACCAGTAGTTTTTAGTTTTCCTTCTATTTTATTTAACTCAGATTTAAGCTGTCTTGTGTCAGCTTCAATACGAATTATTAGTTTATCTATCTCATTCATCAGTCAGGATATAACTCCATCATTTCTTCTAATCTATCTTTAGTCATAGGTGCTTCAGGGTCTTTTGCACCATGAAATTGTTTGAATCCTTTAATAGCTAAATACATCTCACGAGGAGATAAGTTCCAAAAGTCAGTAGGTCTCATGTTCATCATACCAATGCAGATTTTTACATAGTCTGCCCAGTTGATGCTGACAGGGTTCATGCTACTTGTTCTTTTTTTTTATCTTCCTCGTCTGAGTCGTTGTCGGTTAGTGTTGCAGCTAAGAGTTTAGCTACTTCGGTTGATGCTACTACTATTCCTACTTCTTGAATAATAGAGCCTATCTTTTTGTCGTCAAAATCATTACCACCACCTCGTAGTGCATTTCTTAAAACAACAATTAATGTGCGAACTCGCACTTTAGCTTCAGCAATGGCAGTAGCTAATTCTAAAATGCCTTTATCTAGTTCGTCTTCTATTCTTACTAATGCATCTATTGTAAGTCTGCATTTATAAGTTTCTTTGCCAAGTGTTAGAGGTATTTCACCCTTCAGTGGATTTGCCATCTGACTTTTCTCCTTTATCTAAAGTTGCGTTTGCAACTTGTATAGTTTGTATATTGTCTCTGTAATCTACACTTGTAGATAAGACTTTGGTTTCCTTGCCATCAATGTTGACTGTTTCACCAACTTTTACATTAGCTGGTAAAACAAGTGAACCTTTATATAACATACCATCAATAAGGCTTTTGTTATATTTGACCTTTACTTCTTTCATATTAGACTGCTGCGAATGTTATATAACCTGCAGATTCAAATGTGAATGAATAAGTCGCTTCACCATTAAACTCTCCTGCAAACTCCATACTTGCTATCATGAAAGAACCTGTATAAGTTCCTAAATCAGGGATCAAGAATTGAAAGTTTTTGAATGCAGGTGTTTGTGCAGATGAACCATCAGATGTATTTTGTTGTCCAGAAAATGTAGTTCTAACAAGTGCTTCTGCTGTTGAATCAGTAAATACTCCTGATCCACTAACTGAAATACTGTTTACTCCTGCACCTGCTAATAAAGTTCGTGTACCTTCACTATCTTTATTAGTTATATCTACTGCTTCATCATTAAGAGTTATTGATGTTGATCTTAGACCACCGATTGTTACATAAGTAGAACCACTGGTGTTAATCTTCATTAAGACATCTTTACCTTTTTGTGCTGCCAT